AACATCATTTGATTACACAAACAAGAAGTTTAATGGACCGATACATTATGGATTATCACCTGATTACGGTATATCAATGTCTAAGTCACTTATGACCCAACTTGATTTATATGAAGGGGATGTGGTATATTTCAGGTTAACCACGTAAATTTAAAAAATTCTTGATATTTATATTTATAACAAAAATATTATGGACAATTTGAAAATCAATAATACTGCGGACCAATTCTTAAACCAAAAACAGGTTACCAAGATATCTAATGATGGAATGGAAAGAGAGGAATGTGATTTAGTAACTGGTGAATGTTATGTCATCAGGTCAAAAGACGGTATAGTAGAAAGAATAAATAAAAAATACATTACCGAAGACGGTAGACAACTATTACAAGATTAATACTATGTTAAAGGAAAAACTTTTAGAAGAATTAAATCGATACAATGCGATTAATAGATACACCCAAAAATTAGTCTTTGAACAAGATATGGGTGCAGATGCTGCGGCGGCGGCAGTTCCACCGGCTGACCCATTAGCGGGTACTCCCCCACCAGCCGACCCTATGGCAGCAGGGGCTGACCCAATGGCTGCGGGTACCGACCCTATGGCGACAGGAGCAGACCCGGCAGCGGGAGCGGTTCCACCGGCTGACCCAATGGCTGCAGGGGCAGAAGTACCTGCAACTGCTGAAACTGAAGAAATTGATATTACCGATTTAGTTAATATGACCAAATCAATCAAAAATGAAATGGACAAGAACAAAGATGAGGGTAATTCTGTAATTCAGAAGTAATTCAGAAAATGGATAGTGTTTTTGGTAAATTAAATGATTTGGAACAAAAATTAGCTCAAATGGACTCTGTTATTTCAAAAATAGACGAGTTGGGTAGTAAAATTGAACAAGTAAAACCAAAGACCCCTCAAGAAAAATTAGAAATGCGTTCTTTAGACTCATATCCGTTTAATCAAAATCCACAAGACTTCTTTAGTCAAAAACAAAATGAAATGCAGGCTTCAGGTAAAAATGAGTATGTATTAACAAAGGATGAAGTTGAAAACTACGGTCAAGCTCAAATAATGAAATCTTTTAATCCAGACGAAACTAATGAACCTCAGTTCTAATGTAAATTTTTTATTACAAACCCAAACACAAATTAAAATACTACACTGGCAGACCAAAGGTTATGCTAGACACCAAGCTTTTGGTGAAACTTATAGTAATTTAGACGCATTAATTGACGACTTTGTGGAAATCTATATGGGTAAGTATGGAAGATTTTCACTAAGCGAAAATGAAAAGAAGATATCAATAGACAATTTAACAGAATTAGATTTAACGGCTTTTATGAAAACCGTAAAATCCGAACTTATCGGAATGTCTAACGACTTATCTAAAGACAAAGATACAGATTTATTAAATCTTAGAGATGAGATGTTGGGACTTTTCAACAAATTATCGTACCTCTTAACGTTGGAATAAAAAATTCCTAAAAAAGAAACAGAGCCGGGTTTGACAATCCGGCTTTTTTTGTTTATACTTTACTTATAACACATTAATAAATTAAAATTCAATTATTATGGGAGTATTAGATTCAGTTCTTGCTCAGTATGAGAAGAACAAACAGTCAGCTACAAGTAGCAACACAAACAAAGTGTCTCAAGAAGACAGAATGAAAAAGTATTTCACCACCGTATTACCTAAAGGTGTACGTAGTGCTGAAAAACGTATTCGTATTTTACCGCCCGCAGATGGTGGGTCACCATTTGTACAAGTTAAATTCCACGAAATTCAAGTGGACGGTAACTGGGTAAAACTTTATGACCCAGCTCAAGAAGGTAAACGTTCTCCATTAAATGAAGTTCACGAAAGTCTAATGATGACAGGTGTGGATTCAGACAGAGAATTAGCAAGAACATATCGTTCTCGTACTTTCTACATTGTTAAAGTTATCGACCGTGATAACGAACAAGACGGTCCAAAATTTTGGAGATTTAAACACAACACCAAAATGGATGGTGTATTGGATAAAGTTCATCCAATTTTTAGAACCAAAGGTGATATTACCGACCCAACTACAGGTCGTGATTTGATTATCACATTAGCACTTACAAAAGCCGGTAATGGTAAGGAGTACACAACAGTAAGTTCTGTTATTCCTGATGACCCAGCACCACTTCACACAGATGGAGCAACTTCAAACCTATGGGTTAATGATGAATTAACTTGGTCAGATGTTTATTCTAAAAAAGGAGAAGACTATTTGGAAATGGTTGCACGTGGAGAAGTACCTCGTTGGGATAATGAATCTAAGAAATTCGTATCTAACTCAGTAGGGGAAGCTACAGTTGGCAGTACGTCAAGTTCCGCAGTAACATATCAAGACCCACAAGTGGACGATGAATCAGATTCTGATTTACCATTCTAATTAATCGAAGACACTCTCTATGACTATTTGGTTTAGAGAGTGTCTTTTTAAAACTACTCAAATATGGCAGGTATTAAAAAGAACGATTTCAGTTCGTTCAAAAAAAAGTTTTCAAAAGAGGCGGAATATAAACCAGACCGTTTCTTTGATTTAGGTGACGCATTTTTAGATGCAACAGGTCTTCCAGGTCCGGCAATTGGACATTTAAATATGTTCTTAGGTCATAGTGATACAGGTAAAACCACTGCATTAGTAAAGTCAGCAGTAGACGCACAAAAGAAAGGTATACTTCCTGTTTTTATTATTACAGAACAAAAATGGAGTTGGGAACACGCTCAATTAATGGGATTTAATAAAGAAGACGATTTCTATCTCTTCAACAGTGACTTCGAATATATTGAACAAATTACTGATTTCATTAACGAAGTATTAGACGCACAAGAAAAAGGTGAAATACCACACGATATTTTATTCCTATGGGATTCTGTTGGTTCAGTTCCTTGTAAGATGACATATGAAGGAAAAGGTGGTAAACAACACAACGCATCTACTTTGGCAGATAAAATCGGTATGGGTATTAATCAGAGAATTTCAGGTTCAAGAAGAACCGATAAAAAATTCACTAATACATTAATTATCGTTAACCAACCTTGGGTTGAATTACCTGATAATCCATTTGGTCAACCTAAAATTAAAGCAAAAGGTGGAGAAGCTATTTGGCTAAACTCAACATTGGTTTTCTTATTTGGTAATCAAAAAGGAGCAGGAACTACCAAAATCTCAATCACAAAAGATAAGAGAAAAGTAAAAATTGCAACAAGAACCAAAATCTCAATTATGAAAAACCACGTAAATGGTTTAGGATATGAGGATGGAAGAATTCTTGTAACAGCACACGATTTTGCTAAAGGTAGAGACGATGCTGAAGAAAAGAAAAGTATTGAACAATATAAAACCGAACACGGAGATTATATTACCAACAAACTTGGCGTTAATGTTACAGACGCAGATATTGAAGTTGTAACAGAGGAGGAGTAATAACATAAAAAAATTAAATGTCAGTTTTACTTGTTGATGGAGATAATCTACTTACAATTGGTTTCTACGGTCTCAAAAATCACTACTATAAGGGAAAGCACATTGGAGCAATCTATCATTTTATTAATACTCTTAGAAGAGCGTTTGAGATTTACAAATTAGACAAAATTGTAGTTTTTTGGGATGGAGAAGATTCTGCCTCACTTAGGAAGAAGATTTACCACCAATACAAAGAAAATAGAAAAAGTAGACTCAGAACTGACGAAGAAATTGACAATTACAACTATCAAAGACAAAGAGTAAAACAATACCTTGAAGAACTTTATGTTAGACAAGGTGAGTTTGCAAATTGTGAAACTGATGATTGTGTTGCGTATTATGTTCAAAACTCACCAAACGAAGAAAAAATTATATACTCATCTGATAGAGATTTAGCACAACTTGTAAATGAAAAAACACAACTGTTTAATCCATCTCACGGAAAATTATACAAGAAACTAGACAAAATTGAGTATGACCACGAGAGTATCTTAATCGAAAATGTTTTATTGGTTAAGATGCTTTGTGGTGACCCCTCCGACAATATATCAGGAATAAAAAATATGGGTATCAAAAGACTCATTAGTTTATTTCCTGAAATAAAAGAAACACCTCTCACATTAGAACAAATTAGAGAAAAGGGAAACCTTTTATTTGAACAGGACAAAGATAATTGGCTTGTTAGGAATCTATTGACTGGTGTCACCAAACACGGTGTGTTCGGAGAGGAGTTCTTCCAAGTAAATAATATGATTGTTAACCTACAAGAACCATTTTTAAGTGATGAGGCTAAAACAGTCATAAATGACTTAATAAATGAAAACTTGGACACAGAAGGTCGTTCTTATAAAAATACTATGAAAATGATGACGGAGGATGGTGTATCACTCCTCTTACCGAAATCGGACGACCAATGGGTAAAATTTTTAGACCCATTTATGAGATTAACAAGAAAAGAAAAAAATAAGCACATCTTTAAATTTAAAAAAAAATAGAAAAATGAACAATCAAGACGTAACTAAATTTGAGTTCCTTTTAACCCTTGAAGGTAACTTTATCATTCAGAGATTCTTTAACGTTAAGGGATATAATCCAAGAGCAAGACGTTCTATGGATTTACACTACACCGTAAAAAATATTTGTGACGAAATTGCGGAAGATTTGAAAATAAAAAGTTCTGATTATATGTGTGAAAATCAAAATTATTTCCTATCTAACGAGAATGTGGAAGATAATGAACCACAAAAAGAAGAGCACTTTTTATTGGAAGTTAAGTTAAATGACGATGTATTTATTTCAAGAATCTTTCCAGCTCACGTCTATCACCCAAAGGCAAGATACGCCGTTGACATTAGACCAAAAGTTAGGAAAATTTTGTCAGAGTTAACTGATGTTTTGTCAGACTACGAACTCGAAACAACTTACTTACAGTATGAACTTTAATAATAGAATTTTTAATATATAAACATATACATCAAATGAGTGAAAAGAATTTTGGGCAATTAGGACCGACATTTCAAAAATCGTTAATCAAAGTAATAATCGAAGACAAGAAGTTTGCGGTAACTATCATTGATGTAATTGAAAGTAAGTATTTTGACGGACCATATTTCAGGTACATTATCGAGAATGTAAAAGAAATGTATTCAAAGTATGGTGAAATTCCTTCATATGATACCGTTGGTCAGAAAATTATGAGTGAAAATACGAAAGACACTACTACGTCTATTCACATTGACACCTTAAAGAATATTAGAGACCACGAGTTAACTGACGAAGGATGGATTAAAGACACCGCAATGAATTTCTGTAAACAACAAGTCCTTAAAAAAGAACTTAAGTTGGTAGAAAAAATCATTGAGAATGGTGACTTTGAAGAATATAGAAAAATTGAAAAGATAATTCAAAATGCATTACAAGTAGGTGCGTCATCTGATGATATTAGAGATGTATTTGAGAACATCGCAGGAGCATTAGAAAAAGATTCTAGACTACCAGTACCATTAGGTGTTACAGGTTTGGATAACTTGTTAAAAGGTGGTTTGGGTGTTGGTGAATTAGGTGTTATCTTAGCACCAACAGGCACAGGTAAAACTACGTTCTTGACTAAAATTGCAAACACCGCATATAACCAAGGAAAGAATGTTTTACAAATCTTTTTTGAAGACAACGTAACTAACATCTTAAGAAAACATTACACAATTTGGACAGGTATTGCTCCTGACGACCAAATTGAAAGAAAGGAAGAAGTTATTGAACTTGTCAAACAAAAAGAATCTGAGTCAGCAGGAAAGATTAAATTACTAAAAATGCCAAGTGACTCTGTTACTATTTCTGAAATTAAATCAAAATTAAGAAAACTTCATTCTGAAGGTTTTAGTGTGGATGTTTTAGTAATTGATTACATTGATTGTATTTCACCCGAAAAATCAAATTTCGGTGAAGAATGGAAAGGTGAGGGTAATGTAATGAGAAGTTTAGAGGCAATGACTTCAGAATTTAATCTTGTTATTTGGACAGCAACGCAGGGTAACCGTGAATCAATTTCTTCCGAAGTTGTAACAACAGACCAAATGGGAGGTTCAATTAAGAAGGCACAAATTGGACACGTTGTTGTTTCAATTGCAAAAACACTTGAACAAAAAGAACATAATTTAGCAACAATTACACTATTGAAATCACGTATTGGTAGAGATGGTGTTATATTCCAAAACTGTAAGTTTAATAACGAATATCTCGATATTGATACCGACAGTCAAAATACTCTTTTAGGTTTTGAAGAACAGAAGACACAAGAAAGAGCCAACAGGGCAGCAGAAGTATTCAAAAAGTCACAAGAAAAAAAGGGTATCACATTAACAAACCAATAAATAAAAATTAAATACTATGACCGAGAAGATTTTATCAGAAAATCCCGGACGTTTCGTCCTTTTCCCTATCGAACATCACGACCTGTGGAAATTATATAAACAACAACAGGCCTGTTTTTGGACCGCAGAAGAAATTGATTTAGCTCAAGATATTTCTGATTGGGAAAACAAGTTAAATAATGATGAACAACACTTCATCAAACACGTATTAGCGTTCTTTGCGGCATCAGATGGTATCGTAAATGAAAATTTAGCAATGAACTTTGTTAATGAAGTTCAATATACAGAAGCTAAATTTTTCTACGGATTTCAAATTATGATGGAGAATATTCATAGTGAAACATATTCATTATTAATTGACACCTATATCAAAGATAGAGAAGAACAAAATATACTTTTCAACGCAATTGAAACTGTTCCGGCAATTAAAAAGAAGGCCGAATGGGCAATTAAGTGGATTAACTCGGAATCCTTTGTTGAGCGTCTTGTAGCGTTTGCTGCAGTTGAAGGTATTTTCTTTTCAGGTTCATTCTGTTCAATTTTCTGGTTAAAGAAACGTGGTTTAATGCCAGGTCTAACCTTTTCAAACGAATTAATTTCTCGTGACGAAGGAATGCATTGTGACTACGCTTGTCATTTGTATAATAACCACATTGAAAATAAACTTAGTGAAACTAAAATTAGAGAGATTATTTGTGGAGCGTTAGAAATTGAGAAAGAATTTATTACCGAAGCATTACCTGTTAGGTTAATTGGTATGAACTCAGATTTAATGCGTCAATACCTTGAATTCGTAACGGATAGATTATTGGTATCATTAGGTTGTTCAAAAGTTTACAATTCAACTAACCCATTTGATTTTATGGAAAACATCGCAATTCAAGGAAAAACAAATTTCTTTGAGAAAAGAGTTGCTGAATATCAAAAAGCGGGTGTACATAATAAATCTGAAGAAGAACTATCAAGTGCGTTTTCAGATATGGATTTCTAAAATTAAAATTTTTTTGGTAAAATGAAAGTAAAGAAGAGAAACGGTGAATTAGAAGAGATGAGGTATGATAAAATCACTAAACGTATTAGTGCTTTATGTGGAGACCTCAATATGGAGTATGTGGACCCAACATATATTACACTTAAGGTTACACAAGGAATTTATGATGGGATATCAACAATAGAATTGGATAGATTAGCTGCAGAAACTGCTGCGTCAATGACTACAACTCACCCTGACTATGCAAAATTGGCAGGTAGGATTGCAGTATCTAATTTACACAAATCAACACCAAGAAAATTCTCACAATGTATTAAGGAATTATATTCTTTTATTGAACCAAAAACAGGTAAAGAGTCTACTTTAATTTCTGACGAAGTATATGAGTTCGTAATGGAAAATAAAGAAGTTATTGATGGAGCTATCGATATGAATAGAGATTTGGATTTCGATTATTTCGGGTTCAAGACTTTAGAACGTTCATACCTATTAAAAATTGGTGATAGAATTGTGGAAAGACCACAATATATGTATATGAGAGTTGCCGTGGGTATTTGTAAAGGAGATGTAGAAATGGCTTTGAGAGTTTATGATGATTTATCACAACACTTTTACA